GTTGATGTTAAAAGTAATTTAAATGCAGGATCAAATTTGCCTGCTAAACCAAATGCTGCAACAAGTTCTGTAAACGCTGCGGCTAGAAATGGTGGCGTGACAAATCCTGTAACAAATGCAGTAATAGCAAAAACACCAGTTAATCAAAATATTAGTTCAGCATTAGACAAGAATGCAACTCAAGCACTATCAGCACAAAGTGCTGTAAATGCTGCTCTAGGACCTGCTGCTGACGCTGTTAAAAAAGGCACTACTGTAATATCAGATGCTACTGGAAACGCAACAGCAGCAATCGGACAATTTGCTCAAACACCAAAACAGTTAGAACAAGCAGGAATATTAAAACCAGGATCAGCGGGCTTAGTGGATAGTTTAATCGCCTCTGGCTCAAATATAGCCAATGCTTTACCAAGTACTTTATTCACTGGTAAACCTGGCGCTGAAAATCTATCATCTTTTGTTAACAATCTTACTGCACAGCAAGAATCTTTAACAAAGAATTTTCAAGTTGCGCAAACACAGTTACAAAATGCAGGGGCAATTACAGGAAATGAATCAAGCACTTCTATAGGAGGTGTGATACTTTCTGCTACAAATAATGGCACAAATAATGTACTAGAAACTATGCAAAATACTAAGTTATCTGATTTCTTACCTGCAAAATCACCTAACATACAATCATACACAAACAAATTAGATAAGGCACTGTCTGATATTTCACAAGGTAATTATGCAAGTAAGTTAGGAGAGTCAAGCGGTGGCGTATTGGATGGACTTCAAACATCTTTAAGTGCCATGTATAATTCTAATTTTAATAATGTTACACCTACACAGCAAGGTATCGTAGCAGATGCATTTAGTGCGATTACTAATTCTCTGCCAAATTTAGTTCCAAATCAACCACAAAACTTAACAAGCGAAGCAGTTAAGACTTCAGAAAAAACTGCGGCAGCATCTGCAGGTAATCAAACTAATAATTTAGGACAAACATTATTTGGAGCAGCAACAGATATCGCTACTGACAAATTAGCAAGTACCGTCGCTACAAAATTATCCGGCAACAATACTGATCCAACAACTGCCTCTGTTATATTACCGCTTACAACTAGTTTAGCCTCTTCGTTAATTGAAGCAGCGAAACCGAAAACTACTGTTGACGTAAAAAATTCTGTAAGCACTGTCGCTTCTGGGGTGGTAGATCCGAATACTGCGCTAAAAACTGCGACAAACAATATGTCAGGACTTAAAGAAGCAGCACAAACAGTAGCATCTGGACTACTTTCAACTACCGCAGCATCTGTGGCATCAGGTGTAAATAACCTACCCGGCGGGCAAGATGCAGTTTCAGCAATAAACAATTTAGCAAGTGTTGCTCAAAATTTACCGAATACTACTGATTTGAAAATTGCTATACAGAATGGTGCAGCCGAAACTATTAATAACGTACAGAATACTTTAGGTAATAATCCAACACTACAAAAAATTAATGCTACAGCAAGTGATGTTCAGGCTTTAGCAAGTAAAGAAGGATTAGAAAAATTAGTCAGTGCAGGGTTACCTGCAAATAAAGTAGCAGAAGTTAAAAATTTATTAGCATCTATTCCTGCAGCAGGTAGCGGATTAAAAATGCCGTCAATAGGGGTCAACACTAATGATAGAAGTTCAGTTGAATCTGGAATAAAAGAGGCATTAGAAGATCCTGGATTGCCAGCTCCGGTATATGGAGAGGTAGATACTGCTAAACTAGAACCTAAAGTAAAACAATCTGAAACAGAATTGAAAGACCTCTTTAAAGTGGTTCAAGAGAAAGATCGTGAGTATCAAACTGCTTACGATGAATTTGAAATTGCACAAAAAGCATATGATGATGCACAGAAAAATCTAGTACAGGGTGATTCTGCTCTGGTTAAATTACGTAGTGCAAGAGATCAGAAGTTTGCAGTTGTTGAACAAAAGGAAAAGGCTTTAAAAGAAGCAGAAGAAGTGTATGATAGTGCTAGATTTAATCCAAAACGCAATAGACAACCTAGTAATGTCTCAGTAACTACTGGCTCACCTGATAACAATCTTGTAGTTTACAGAGCGACTAACGCGCAAGGGGATGAAGAAGTAGGTTGGGTAGAGAAAAAGACCACAACCACAACAGTTAAAAATAAGGGTACATAAATAGAGTTATGCCAGAGTATATTGGTTTTTCAACAATTAACGCAAACAAACCTAAAACAGTGAATGCCCCTATAGGTTATCAGGGAGGCACAGGTACAGTCACAAATTCTATTATACCAGGGAAAAAGTTTCGTTTAGTGGACAATCAACTTGTGGTACAAGATTTTTTAAATGCCTTAAACATAAGAAGAGGTACTAAAGTAGGACAACCTCAATACGGTACAGATTTATGGAACTTTGTATTTCAGCCTAATATACCTGAAGTACAGCAGGCTTTACAAGAAGAAATTACAAGAATAGCAGCAGCAGACCCCCGTATTCAACTTAATTATGTGAGCGTCTATCCAAGAGAAAATGGAATATTACTTGAAGTTGAAATGGCCATAGTACCCTTTAATCAAGCGTCATTATTAAGTATTTTCTTTAATTCATCAACTAATACTGCATCATTAGCTTAAAAACGCAGTTTTTATGGTTAGATAAATAATAAAACGAGATTAATTATGGCTACAAGTTCTAGACAAAGTGCTTTGTTTGGTGTCAATGACTGGAAAGCAATTTATCAGACTTTTCGTGAGGCTGATTTCCAGAGTTATGATTACGAAACATTACGTAAAAGTTTTATAGATTACCTACGCACTTATTATCCTGAAACATTTAACGATTATATAGAAAGTAGCGAATTCATCGCACTACTTGACGTAATGGCCTTTATGGGTCAAGGTCTTGCTTTTAGAAATGATCTAAATGCCCGCGAAAACTTTATTGATACTGCTGAACGTAGAGACAGCGTTATTAAATTAGCCAATCTTGTTAGTTATACACCTAAGCGCAATTTAGAAGCACAGGGTTTACTTAAGGTTACCAGCATACAGACTACACAAAATCTTGTAGATTTTAATGGTATTAATTTAAGCAATTTAACAATATTATGGAATGACCCTGCTAACCCGAATTGGTTTGAACAATTTAATACAATCATAAACGCTGCGCTTGTTGATAGCCAGCGCATAGGCAGACCCGGAAATATTGCTGAAATTTTAGGCGTTACCACAGCAGAGTACGCTTTACAAATACCAGCAGAGAGTTTACCAATAGTACCATTTACGTCAACAGTTGATGGTATAACAATGAATTTTGAATTAGTAAGTGTCACAAGTGTTGATGAAGATTATCTTTACGAAATTCCTCCTGCACCTACTGGTCGTTTCAACATGGTCTATCAAAATGATAGATTAGGATTTGCAAGTCCAAATACAGGATATTTCTTTTATTTTAAACAAGGCTCGTTAACTAACTTTGATTTTGTGCTTGAACAGCAAATCGCTAACCAAGCAGTAAACATTGATATACAGGGTATTAATAATGAAGATACTTGGCTATATCAACTAAACTTGAACAATAACACAAGAACGTTATGGAATAAAGTAGATAATGTTTATGCTAACGCATACTTGCAGACAGAAACAAGTAAGAAAAGTATTTTTAGCGTAAGTTCAAGATTTAACGATCAAGTCACTTATAACTTTGGTGATGGCGTATTTTCAAATATTCCTGTAGGAACTTTTAGAGCATATGTGCGCTCAAGCAATGGCTTGACTTATACTATTGATCCAAGTGAAATGCAAGGTATTAATGTTGCATTTAATTATATCACACGCCAAGGTAAAACCGAAACATTAGCAATAGGACTACAACTTACACAACCAGTAAGCAATGCTCAGGCACGTGAGAGTTTACCGAGCATCAAGCAACGTGCACCAACACGTTACTATACACAGAATCGTATGGTTAACGGCGAAGATTATAATAACTTCCCATATACATTATACAGTTCAATAGTTAAATCAAAAGCGATAAATCGCAGTAGTGTTGGTGTGAGTAAGAATTTAGACTTATTAGATCCTACTGGTAAATATTCAAGCACTAACACTTTTGCAGATGACGGTGCTATTTGGGAAAATAATGACGATACAGTTTTATTATTGTCTATCAACAACTCTCCCAGTGACATAATCAGTTTCCTATCAGACACACTTGCTAGCACTTTAGCAACAAATAGATCCAATCAATACTATATAAATCAATCCAGCGACAGTACAACCGCATGGTATAAAAGATTTGACTTACCAATTAATCCTGCTGATCCCGAAACAGGCTCTCAAGTTATGTTTTGGAAGAGTAGCACTGTAGATGCAAATAGTCAAACTGGTTATTTTTATACATTAGATCAAAGTTCTGAATTGCCTGCTTACGTTGGCATCTTCTCAACTACGAATGCAAA